TATCAAAAACTGATAGTAAAGGATTCCAATCAGATGATTTAGAATTCCAAGAACTCAAATTTAGTATCAATAAACTCCCATCTTTTAGAGCTTTTGGTATAAAATTATGTGCATCTACAACAGATACAACGTATCCTGTTAGATTGAAAGACCTTAGAGTAATCGCGCTTGCTTAATTATGGATGAAGAATTCGATCAGTTTATTGAAATTATTGATGATGATGAAGAAGAAAAAGGTGTTGCTCGTGTAAAAGATTTTGACGATCTTATTAAAGATGAAAACACTGGGGCCGTAATCAATACAAATGAGAATGATTACGAAGCGTACTTGACTATGAGGGAAATAAAATGGAAAGAAGAACAAGAAAGAAATCAAATTTCACATGATATTGAATTTTTAAAGATTGCCGTGATAGAATTACAACAAAAAGTAAAGGAGTTACAGAATGAATCCAGATGAAATCAAACTTGAAAAACTATCTAAAAACTTTGAATATGAAAGACTCTCTAGAAATATAGATAGTATAGATGATATTAAAGTTCTCCGAAATGTAACTAAAAGTTACGTTAAGTTGTACTTAAAACAGCAAGAAACTCTTAAATTACTCTAATGGCTCAACCATCATCCAGACAAACCCTAATAGATTACTGTAAGAGACAACTAGGTGCTCCGGTATTGGAAATTAACGTTGCAGAAGAGCAAATGGATGATCTCCTGGATGATGCACTTCAATTTTTCCAAGAGCGTCATTTTGATGGAGTAGAAAAAACTTACTTAAAGTATAAACTTACTCAAACTGATATTGATAGAGGAAAAGGAACAGCAGGAATAACTACCACTACTGTGAGTGATGATGGTATTGATTATGATTATGAAGAAGATTCTAGATACTTACCTCTCCCAGATGGAGTAATCGGAGTGGAGAGGATTCTTCATTTTAATGGATCTAATAACATTTCCAGTGGAATGTTTAACTTTAAATATCAGTTATTTTTAAATGATATTCATTATTTGGGATCTACTGAGTTATTAACATATCAGATGACTCAAACATTTTTATCTGATATCGATCATTTACTTACTACTCAGAAAAAAATTAGATTCAATCAAAGAAAAGGTAGATTATATATTGATATGGATTGGAATGAGGCAGTTGCTGGTGAATATTTGGTTTTAGATGCTTATGCAATTGCGGACCCATCATCATATTCAAAAGTATATAATGATTCATTTTTAAAGAGATATCTAACATCTCTTATAAAGCGCCAATGGGGAATGAACCTCATAAAGTTTCAGGGAGTAAAACTTCCTGGTGGTATAGAACTAAATGGTAGACAATTATATGATGATGCTCAAAAAGAGATTGATACTATCATGGAAAAAATGCCCACTTATTATGAGATGCCTCCTCTAGACATGATAGGATGATAATTTATGCTCAATCCATTTTTTCAGCAAGGAACAAAAGCAGAACAAAATCTTATCCAAGATTTAGTTAACGAACAACTTCGGATGTATGGAGTGGATGTCTATTACATTCCAAGACTTTATGTAAATGAAAAAACTATTATAAAAGAAGTAGTTGATTCTGAATTTAGAGATGCATATCCTATTGAAGCCTACGTAGATACTAGCGAAGGGTATGAAGGATCTGGGGAGATAATGAGTAAGTTTGGTATTGAATCTCAAGATGATCTCACTCTCATTATTTCTAGAGAACGTTACGAAGAATATATAAAACCTTTAATAGAAAATAAGAGTAATATTAAATTATCAAGTAGACCAAAAGAAGGAGATTTAATTTTCTTTCCTTTAGGTAATCGTTTGTTTGAAATTAAGTTTGTAGAGCACGAAAAACCATTTTATCAATTAAAGAAAAACTATGTTTATGAACTAAGATGTGAATTGTTCAGACTTGGTGACGAAGTTATTGATACTGATGTAGATGCAATTGATAATGCACTCTTGGGATCCGACGTTTCTCTTGGTGGTGCGGCATCTGGTTCGTCTGCATTTGGTGTTGGCTCTGATCTATCAGGAACAAGAATTTACACAATGCATGGTATTGGATCTACAGCATCTGCAGAAGTTACTGTCTTTAATGGTGGTGTAAGATATGTATCTATTACAAATAGAGGAACTGGTTACACATCTACTCCAGATATTGTATTTTCAGCAGCTCCTATCAATGGATTAACTGCTGTTGGTATAGCAACCATGATCACTGGGGTTGTTGATTTTTGCGAAGCAAATCTTGATAGATCTAGAGTTCAAGGTGTTAGGATAATTAATTCAGGATATGGATATACTTCAGATCCTCTTGTACAAGCGTCTGGTGGAGGTGGAAGAGGATTTGTAGGAACTGCAGCTACTGGAAATGGAGTAGTTGGAATCATAACAGTAACTGATGGTGGAGGTGGATATTCTGGTCTTCCCACAGTTAGCTTTACAGCTCCTGTTGGATCTGGTGCAACTGCTATAGCAGAAGCTGTGGTAAGTTCTGCAGGAACTATTACAGCAATTCAAATACTTGATGGTGGTGCTGGATATGCAACAACAAATCCACCAACAATAACAATTGCAGATCCTTATCTTGGTGGATCTGGAGATTATATTGTGGGAGAAACGGTTGTTGGATCTAGTAGTTCAACAACTGCTATGGTCAGGTATTGGAATTCTACTACAAGACAATTGAATCTTTCACGACTCACAGGAGATTTCAATATTCATGATGAGTTTGTTGGAGAAGAATCGGGTGCAAGACATATGGCAACGCCTGGATCTATTGCCGATAAATTCAACCTACCAGATCCTTTTGCATCTAATGATGACTTTGAAATCGAAGCAGATGCTATATTAGATTTTAGCGAAACAAACCCATTTGGTCGTCCATAATGGCTACTTTTGTTAAATAGTATATAATTATCATTTAATCTAATGTTTGAGTACTTCTACCACGAGATATTAAGAAAAACGGTAATATCGTTCGGAACACTTTTTAATGATATTGATATCAAAAAAACGGATTCTGCCGATAACGTTACCTCAGTAGTAAAGGTGCCTCTTGCATATGGACCTATGCAAAAGTTTCTTGCTAGGCTTGAGCAATCTGAAGATTTAAATAAAGCAACTCAAATTACATTACCTAGAATGTCTTTTGAGATGACTGGTATTTCTTATGATTCTGCAAGGAAAGTAACAACTACTCAAACATTCTTAGCAGGAACAAAAGATGATGGTTCGGACATTAGAAAAAATTACATGCCCGTACCATATAATGTAGATTTTGAATTAAGTATATACACAAAAATAAATGATGAGATGCTTCAAATTGTGGAGCAGATTATACCATATTTTCAACCACAGTATACGATGACTGTTAATCTCATCGATACTATCGGTGAAAAAAGAGATGTTCCTGTTATATTAAATTCTATATCTATGGATGATCAATATGAGGGAAATTTTGAATCTAGAAGATCTTTAATTTATACTCTTAGATTTACTGCAAAGACGTATATCTTTGGACCAATTTCTACAGGAGCTGCTACAGATATCATCAAAAAATCTGTTATTGGATTTGGTGCTGGTGGTCCTTCTGGTAGACAGATTGATGTTAGATATACTGCAGAACCAGTTGCTACTAAGAGTTACTCTGATAGTAATACTACTACATTACTTAAAGACTTTCTTAAAACAGAAACAGTCATGGAAGTTGTTTCTTCATCAGGAATTTCTGCGGGAGATAAAGTATCGGTTGGAGAAGAAACATTATACATCTCCGATGTAACTGGTAATAAAATTAGAGTAACAAGAGGATTTTATTCAACATCTGTTGTTGATCATGTTGGTGGTACAGGAGTTAAACTCATTACTGAAACAGACAACAGCAAGATTGAAGTTGGTGACGACTTTGGATTTAGTGGTGATTGGTCATGAGTAATAAGTTTGAAGAACTCGACAATACCTTCAATGTTGATGCGGACATAGTTGAAGTAGAACCAGCAACCCCTGAAAAGAAAATTGAAGAAATAAAAGCAACTTCTAATGATGTTAAAAAAGATTATGATTATACAAGAGGGAATCTTTATTCTTTAATTGAAAAAGGTCAGGAGGCAATCAATGGTATCCTTGAATTAGCCCAGGAAACTGAGCAAGCAAGGGCGTATGAAGTTGCTGGTCAATTAATTAAAAATGTTGCTGATGCAACAGATAAATTATTAGATCTTCAGAAAAAACTGAAAGATGTTGAAGGAGAGTCTTCAAAAGGACCAACAAATGTTACTAATGCTCTTTTCATTGGATCTACCGCAGATCTAGCAAAACTTTTTAAACAGCAACAAGATAATAAATAATCCTATAACTAGAAGTAAATCCAATGAGTGTTCCTGCAGTAACATCATTAGCAATATACAAAGGAACTGATTTTGAAAAAAAAGTTTCTATTGCTGTAACAACTTTAGCTGGTACAGAAACTATAACTGCTAAAATTAGAAAGCATGAAACTGCGAGTACCTCGTATAGTTTTGATACTCATATCGATACAACTAATAATGCAGTTGTTATATCAATGGGTAACAGTGTTACTGACGATTTAACAGAAGGTAGAAATTATTTTGATATCATTTCCCAAAATTCTTCTACCAATAAGATTATGAAATTGGTCGAAGGTTCAATAATAGTAAATCCAACAGTATCCTCATGAATTTTTTATCTCAATTTATGATGATGTCTTCCGCAATTTTAGCGGCATCTCCAACTGATGATGAGGCATTGTTTACAACTCCAGGAACTTTTTCTTGGACTGTTCCACCCAAAGTAAGAAATATAAGTGTCGTATGTATTGGAGGAGGTGCTAGCCCTGCAGTTTCTCTTAATAACAATCCTGGTGGAGGTGGAGGAGCTTTAGTTTATGCTAATAATATAGTAGTTACTCCAGGAGAATCTTATACTGTTGTTGTAGGAACAGGTGGAGAATCTCAAGGAAGTTCTACAAGTCCTTTAGTAGGAGAAAATGGAGGTCTTTCTAGTTTTACTACAGATACTGTTACATTAATTGCAAATGGTGGTTTTGCTAACGGCAATAGTGGAACTTTTTCTGGTGGTGATGGTGGTGGAAATGGCGGACCAGCTAACGCTTCACAGGGACTTGGTGGAGGTGGAGCTGGCGGATATAGTGGAAACGGTGGAGCTGGCGGACAAGGTGGACTTTCTGCTCAAGCAAGTTCTGGTGATGATGGAGCAGGTGGCGCTGGAGGTGGTGGAGGTGGATCCTTTGCACAAACATTTCTTTCAGTTCAACCAGGTAGAGCATCTTCGGGTGGAGGAACAGGAGTTTATGGACAAGGCTCAAGTGGATCTGGTGGACTTGGAGCATCATCTGATTCTGGTCTAGGAAATGCAACTGCTGCTGGAGGAGGAAGTGGTGGTACTAATGGTGATTTAAACGGTGGTTTGTTTGGTGGTGGTGGAAGATCTGGATTTGTAAAATTAGTAACTCCAAATTTATACATTGCTGGAGGATCAGGAGGATCTGGTGCTGTCCGCATAATATGGCCAGGAAATGTTAGACAGTTCCCTTCACTAAATACTCAAGAGATATAGTAGAGATTTTAAATGTTAATAAAATTGGAAAATGGTATTCCCGTTGGAAATCCCATTGATGAAAAAAATTTTAGAAAACTACACAATAACACGTCTTTTCCTAGATCTCTAACTGTTGATTGTGTGGAACCTTTTGGTTATGGTTTATATCAGTATACAAAACCTCCGGTTCCAGGAATACACTTTAAAGTTGAGGAAACTGTTCCCGTAAAAAATTCTGATGGAATTTACATGCAGACATGGGAAACTAAAGCAATGTCTGCAGAAGAAATTAAAAAAACTACAGAATTAAAAGAAATTGATATTAGAAATATACGGAATGAAAAATTAAAGGCAAGTGATTGGACACAAATGTCTGATCTAATTGATAATGATCATTATCCAGAAGAATTTAGAGCCGTGTGGATGGAATATAGAGGAAAATTAAGAGATATACCATCACAAAAAGGATTTCCATGGAGAGTTAAATGGCCAATTGAACCTACCTTTACTAAATAGAGACATATTAGAAAAAGGCGAGAATGTCCCAACTATTCGTTGATACTATAAGAAATAGAGATGGTAATGGTGCCCCAGTATTCGATAAGGGTATCGTCATTTCGGGTATTATTACCGCGTCTGGATCTCTAGGCGGAGAATCGGTTTCTATTGGACTAACTGAAGTTATTAGCTCAGCATTTCAATTAAAAAATGTTCTAAGTCTTGATGCAATAACTACAGCATCAATAGAAGCTGCTGTTTCTGCTGCACCAAATGATTTTACGAGTCTAAATGTAAGTGGAATTTCTACATTTGGTAACGATGTTGATTTAAACGCTGATATTGATATATTTGGTCATACAGAAATTAATACTTTAAATGCGTCTGGAATTTTAACTGCTACTGTATTATCAACTGGAGCAGAAGGATCTGCTATTCGTATTTCTTCAAATACAATCAGTGGTCCAGCAACGCTTACAATTGATCCTGCTGGTATTGGGACAAACACAGGAACAGTTGTAATTCAGGGTGATCTTCAAGTAGAGGGTGATACGACAACCGTAAACTCCACTACTCTAACTATAGACGATAAAAATATTATTCTTGCTAGTGGTTCTCTCACTGATGCATCTTCCGATGGTGGTGGTATCACGCTAGAATCTGGAGAAGGAAATAAAACAATTAATTGGGTCAATTCTACAGACTCTTGGACATTCTCTGAGAATATTGATCTTGCTTCTGGTAAGACTTTCAAAATAAATGGAGTAGATGTTCTCTCAGCAACAACGCTTGGATCTAGTGTTGTTAATTCTTCAATAACATCTTTAGGATCATTAACAGCACTTAATGTAACTGGTGACTTAGATGTTGATGGGCATACTAACCTCGATAACGTAAGTATTGCTGGTGTTGTAACAGCAACAACATTTGTTGGAGACGGTGACTTTGTTGAATTAGATGTAGATGGGCATACCAATCTTGATAATGTAAGCATCGCTGGTGTTTCTACATTCAGTAGTGATGTTATTACTGGGACTGGCGCAACCGTAGGATTCGGTAGTACAGCATTCTTTAAGGATAGTGCTAGGGCAGTATTTGGTGATGGTGGTGACTTAGAAATTTATCATGATGGTGATTCTTATATAAAAAATACTAACGCTACATCTAATTTCTTCATAAACAGTGCTCTAGGATTGCAACTTAGAGTAAACAGCAGTGAAGCAGCACTTTCGGCAACAAGCGGTGCCCAAGTAGAACTCTTCCATGCTAACTCTAAGAAGTTTGAAACTATTGGTACTGGAGTTACTGTTACTGGAACTACTTTCTCAACTGGATTAGATGTTTCTGCTAATTCTACATTTGGTGGAGATATAGATGTAGATGGTCACACTAACTTAGATAATGTAACTGTCGGTGGCGCTATTACAGCAACTACATTTACAGGAGGTTTATCTGGAGAAGTTAGCACTGCAGCACAACCAAACATTACTTCTCTTGGTACACTAACTGGGCTTACGGTATCAGGTAATATTACTGCCCAAGCTGACTTAGATGTAGATGGACATACTAATTTAGATAATGTAAGCATTGTTGGTGTTGCTACTGTTGGTCTAACAACAGTTCTAGAAACAGGTATCTTAACTCATGATGTAAATGTTTCTGGAGTATCAACTTTTAATGGTGATATAAAATTTGGCGATAATATCAAAGCAACCTTTGGTGCGGATGATGATTTACAGATTAGACATAATGGAACCAATAGTGAAATTGTAGATTCTGGAACTGGAAACTTAAACCTTGGTGGTGACGTTGAAGTTGGTATCTATAATGCAGCATTAGATTCATGTAAAGCAAAATTTCTTACTGGTAATGCAGCGATATTGTATTACAATAACATAGAAAAATTTGCAACTGCTGGATCAGGTGCAACAGTGTATGGAACACTTACTACAACTGATTTAACTGTATCTGGTGATATTGATGTAGATGGTCATACTAATCTAGATAACGTAAGTGTTGCTGGGGTAACAACATTTACAAGTAACATTGACGCTGATGGTAATCTTGATGTAGATGGAACTACAGAACTAGATGTATTGAATGTTGCTGAGACTGCTACATTCTCTAGTAATATTGATGCTAATGGTGATCTAGATGTAGATGGTCACACTGAACTTGATAATGTTAACATTTCTGGTGTAACAACTTTTGCATCTAATATTGATGCTAATAAGTCTCTTGATGTTGCAGGAAATCTCAATACTCTTACATTTAGAGCAGGACTTTCAACATTTACTGGATTTGTTTATAATGAGTTAGATACTAACACTAGTCTAAGAAATGCAGCAGACTTTAATAATATTGCTGGTGTAGCATTTACTAGTGGA